AACTCTCCCCATTCCAACATTGTAACAGGCATCACGCATAGGACATTTTTCCGCAAGTTTACAAGTAAGACTTGTACAGTTCTTACACCTTTTTACCATTACATTACTTTCAATAAAATTCTGATAATGATAAATAATATCATCCAATCTGTCTACATAAGGTGCTACAACATCTTTATCATAATCATAAACAACACATCTAAAACTTTGGTCATTTTTGTTATCCAACAGGGTAAATCCTTTTTTATAATCTGGATCATTTGGATCATTCAGATTTCCTTTTGCTTTTTGTAACAGATACATATACAACTGTAACTGTTTACTTCCCATTGGGTGTTCATATTGCTTTTCATAAGCAAATTTATTCATACTTTTTATTTCAACAACCATAACACCGGGATAATACTCTGGTATTCTACAAACAATATCTGGTGTAAATGACAAATGGTAATCATCATCAAATCTTGTTCTGTCACAGGTTTTTGCTTTTGCATATCCTGCTCTTATAAAAAGTCTTTGCCACTTCTCATGTACGGCATTTCCTTCTTCAAAAATCCTCATAAGGTTTACGGGTAATTGTTCACCTTGTAATTGTTTATACAATAAACTTAAAACCTGTTGTCTTATACAAAAAGTATCATCACAATGATCTATAATAGCAGAAGCGTGTAAACCAACTCTTTCTTGTGTTTCTAACCCTCTGGTCATTACAGTTTTAACAAATAGAGTTTCTTCATCAATGTTTTTATCCAAATAAAACATTCTGTTTAATATTGCATCTAATTTAGCACCCTCGCTTGTCTGAATACCAGAACCATTTTCAAAAGCATTTTTCTTTATGTTATCTATTATTCCCATTTTATTACCTCCAAACTGGGCTAGTAGGAGTCGAACCTACACATAACAGAGTCAAAGTCTGTTGCCTTACCATTTGGCGATAGCCCATTAAAGGGGCTTATTAGCCCCATATAGCCCTTTAATCTTTCTTGACCCTCTTATCTACACCATAGAACATAAAAGCGTCAAATAACTGATTTTCGAGCCTTGAAAGCATATCAACATCTTCACCATAAATAGATGCTTCTGGATAACTTGTACAAATGTTGGTTGCCTTGTTTAAATAATACTCTGCTTTCTTTACATCTTCAAGACCATTCTTGTTTTTATGTCTCCAAAGATATTTATAGGCATTACACATACAGAAATGAAATACATATTCAACACCAAATGTAATAAGCATACTATCAATACACTCAATACTTGTTTTGCCATCATAATGTGAAGGATGATTTACAGGATCTTCCTTTACATTCTGTGCTTCATTTACTTTTTCTGTTTTATTTTCACATTTATTTTCCTGTTTAACAGAATTTACTTTTTTATCATCCTTATTAACATTTGCACAAATACAACATTCATCTACAAGTGCATAACTCTTATTTTCACTCATAAAACTGTCATATTTAATACGATATTTAAGATCACCACAATCGTACTGATAACCAACAATTTCACCATCAAGATACATACCACATCCATAATGGTAAAATCTTACTTTTTCACCAATTTTAAATTTATGCTTACTTTTTACTTCATTCATAAAATCCTGCATATCCTTAATCATTTCTTCGTAATGTGTCATTTCTTATTCCTCACTTTCTGCCTTACAAATCACATAAGATTGCAATAACTGTATATTCTGCGCAATACTATCCCGAATAGATTGAAACACACACGCATCTATATGCTGATTGTTATTGCATAGCCTTTCAAATTCTGCTCCTGCGTATATTTTTGCCGTATCTAAATTATCGAGTAGAGTTCTAACATCATAAGCGTTCATTCCTTATTTCTCACTTTCTGTTACCCACTTACCCTCATATTGTTCAGCACATTCTTTCAATGCCTGTGTGTTTTCTGGCTTCTTGTTTTCAATCGGACAAGCATACCATTTATCAAATTGAGGGCAAGTGCATCCATAATTTTCATCATTAAAGCCACAATTAGTACATTCTGTCATTACTTACCCATCACTTTCTATAATCTCATTTAGATCATACAGACTATTAACTTGTACGGCTAACTGAAAATCATTTTCCCTCATTAGTGCCATTCTTAACCACTTCTCACGCTTTCGGTCTGTCAGATACCCCAACACTAATGCTTGATTATTTTCTTCAAGAACAATGCAAGGTCTTTTTCTGTCTGGAAAATGTCTTATAGCAAGTATCATTTATTCCTCGCTTTCTTCATCATCCCAAGCATCATCAATATCTTCATCATCATAATCTTTGGGTTTTCTTTTTCCATATTTTTCTGCTGCTTTTTCCATCAATTCTTTTCTGATTACAGGTACATCATCAAAACTTACAAAACCTCTATCAAAGAACATAGGGATTTCACACTCCATACCGGGGTTGCAAATTTTTGATTTATCTACCTTACATTTCATTATCAGACCAACCTTTTCAGTTGATGCTGTATTTTTGGGATTTTTGTTTGGAATCTCAATCCAAGCCCTTCTAGCAACCTTAATTTTAAGGCTATCTGCGTGTTCCAACTTGTGACCACCCATTGTATGAGTTTGTTCACCAAAAGCCAAAGCACCTATTTTATCTCTTACTTGATTGATAAAAATAATTGTTGTACCTGTATTCTCAATTACTTCTTCAATAGGTGGTAAATAACGTGTAAACAAACCTGCAATACCACCTAATTTCTGTTGCTCAATACTATCCTTTTCAGCTGCCTTTTTAACCTTTTCAAAATCATCCTTTGGTATCATTGATGGTACACTATCAACACCAATTAAAGGAATACCCTGTTGACTAAATTTAAGGATTTTATTAAAAGCATCCTCACCGTACTTTGCTCTGTACACAAGCATCTGTTTTGACTTGTTACCAAATTGTTTTGCTCTTGTTACATCAAAAGTTCCCTCAATGGGAATATCTAAACATAGATCATGCTGTGCGCAAAGGTGATACATCAAAGAAGTTTTACCAGAGGATTGTGCGCCCCATATTTCAACAACTCTGCCACAAGGCATACCACCACCAATAATTTCATCTAAATCATCAATCCCTGTACTCCATCTGTCCATCTTTAAATTGGAATACTTTGAATCAATGGTGTATAAAGTTCCCTCACCATCTTTTTTATTGATCTTATTGCAGAGATCAATTATTGCTGCTTTATTTGTTTTTGGCTTCATATTCTTCCTCTATTTCTTTTATCGTTTCCGTTACCTCATTTGGATCACATGAACAATAAAACTCACCATTTACATAAATTTCATAATGACCAAACACCCATTTCTTTTTAATATCCATTTTTATCACCTATGTAAGATAATAACCATTTTGTTTTACACATTTATAATCTGCATCAGATAAATAAAATTCTTCTTGTTCCATCCAATCTTGGCAACAATCATTTCTTTTATCTGCTACCAAATGCCATAAAGCAAAAGCCTGTTTATTATCAAATATCTCATACCTTTCAAGTGTAATATTTTTAACATACACTTTTTGAAAATATGGTATTTGTTCTGTGCTATATAACTCTCTTACATCCATATTACTTTCCTGTACTTCCAAAACCGTTATCACCACGTTCTGTATCTTCCAAACTTAAAACAACCTTTACATTTGACAATGCACAAGGAATAATAAGCAACTGTACGATTTTATCACCCTTTTCAAAAATGTAATCGTTGTGACCATAATTAAACAATTTCACAGCGATTGTTCCTGTATAACCACAATCAATTACACCACCCGGACATACAACATCATGCTTACACATAAGTCCAGATTTACTTTCCAACTTTCCGTAAAAATACTTCGGAATTTCTACAGCAACACCTGTGTCAATTACTGCTGATCCATGTGCCGGGATAATAACCCTTTTAGGTGTTCTTAAATCAAATCCTGCATCTGTATCATGCGCTCTTATAGGTGAATAACAACCATCACTTATAACACATTTAACTACTTCAATTTCTTCACACATTTTTACATTCACTTCAACTTTTCCCATTGTTGCCATTTTAAAACCCTTTCTTAATTTACCCATTTAAGTATTGTGTTTCCTTTATAACCTTTTTCCCACACATACCATGCGTAACAAATAGTTGAACCACCTTTTTCTTTCATTTCATTAAAAGATCCATTCTTTGCACATTGAACTCTTTTGCTAAATACATAAATATATTTTGGTGGATTGTTTTTAAAAAACTCTTTCCTTTTCTTTCCTTCAAGAAATTGTATTTTTAAAAACATTACAACATAATACCCATCTTCGATCAGACTTAACGCTTTTTTAATAAATGCTAAAGCATCACTATATGGTGGATTTGTTACAATGTCATACATTAAGTGATCGTTATTGTAATACAGAAAATCAAATGTTTTATCATTAAATCCTCTATCTACAATATCTGTACAAAATACTTTATATCCGTATTTCTTTAGATTTTCTGATATATGACCCGCACCACAAGCACACTCCCATATTTTATGATGCAGCTTGAAATCTGTACATTCTTTTACAAGAACATCTACGGCAACAGGATCAGTAGCATAAAAATCTAATTTTGCCCTTTCAGATTTTGTGTGATTACTACAACCTATTGCATTAAAACCATCAGCCATCTTTTTCTCCAAACAATAAAAAATCAGCACTAACATTTAGTGCTATACATATTTTCATAAAACTTGTTAAATTTGGTAAATATTCACAGCGTAACCATCCGTATGCTTTTGATTTATCTGTTTCAATCATTTTACTCAACATACTTCCTGTTACATTTCTTTCTTTCATAACATAAGCCAATCTTTTTGCAAATTCTTCATTTTGTTTTGTACCATTGATCTGCTTAATTCTTTCATCAATTACTATCTTTTTCATTTTTATCTCCATTAACCTCTTTGAAAAGTTTTATGTCATATTTTGTAGGAATTGAATGAAAAAACATACAATCATAATTCAAAAGAAAAGGACAATTTGTACAATTATTGTCATGTTTCCTACATTCTTTTTTAATTCTTTTTACCGCTTTTAAAAGTTTTTTATTCTCTTTGTTCATTTCAAATCATCCCACTTAAAGTAATATCTTTCTTCCAGAGTTTCAATTCTTTTCTTTAATGAAAAGTACATTTCTCTCTGTGAATTTAATCTATCGTTTAAAATTGCAATAATAAAAAGTAAAATTATTAAAACAATAACAAATCCTATTTCCATTTCTTTCTCTCCTGCTTTTCTTCTGATTTTGTTTTTCTACCATCACAGGGCATTGTTCTTGTGTTTTCTCCACATACTTTAAAATAAATACAGTTCTGACAAGGATATTTTACTTTTTTCTTTATTTCCATAGACTTTTTGCAACCTCCACACCATCCTGTGTAAATACTCTTACATATTCCGGGTTAAATGCTTTTTTAATACCAGAAATAAGTTTTTTTATTTCTTTCCATGTTTTACAAGTTTGTTTCGCTGTCATAAACCTATTATAACGAAAAGTAACAATATAACTTTCTTTTCTGTCCTTTTTGTATTCTCCAATACCTTGAACAAGTATTATTGTGTTATCCTGTAAAATCAAATTATATCCATAACTCATTTCTGATTTACGGATAAATTTGATTTCAGAGATATTCTTTAATTCTTTTACTAGGGCATTATTTAATTCCCATACCCTTTTATCTGTATTAAACACAGCACCAAGATCAACTAATTTGTCACATACATTCTGTTTCATATTCATTTTGTTTACCTCTCATGGGTTATTTTTTTCTTTAGATTACCACACAAAAATAATAAACAGAATGATTTATTTTATTTATAACATTAGTTATTATTGACATTTATTATTCAATCTATCACAAATTCTAGCAAGTGTTACTGAAATATCCTGTAATGTAACAGTAATAGCATTTAGATTAACCAATTCTGCTAAACTTACATCTTCAACTTTATCAATATCTTTTAAAAGTGTTTGATTAACCACTTTATTTTTCTCACCTATCTCATATTCTCTAAAACCCATACATACCTCTATAACGCTGTATTTGCCCCATATAGATGTTTTAATTTTTCTTGCATGGATTTTTACCATAAGCAAGCAAAGGTATCTATATGGGGCAAATAACAGTTATCTCACTTCTCTGGATAACAATGTTGTATTATACTTTGTTACCCTACTTATGTATTCTTTTTTGTCAAATGTACCTGCACCACATTCAGAAATAAGTTTTAATACTTTAAGATTTACAACCCTTGATTTACAACGATCATAAAAATCATCCCAATTTCTAAAAATACCAAACTCTTTTCTGTTTGCAACAATTTCAGCAGCTGCCTTTTCACCAACACCTTTTATTTCTGAAAGCCCTTGCTGTAAACAAGGTTCACCTTCTACTTTTCTTATTCTTGTTTTTACACCAGAATAATTTATATGTGGTAAGAAAACAACATTTCCAGATTGTGCTGCAAGGCAACAACATTTATAAAACATATCTTCATTTGGTGCATATTTGATCTTACCAAACCAAAACTCTACAGGATGGTAAACTTTATAATACATTTCTTCAACAGATAACAGAGAATAACCGCAAGCATGACCTTTATTAAAACCATAAGCATCTGTTGCAGAACTAAAAATATCTTCTGCCTGTTGTTTACTCATACCATTTTTAACAGCACCATTTACAAATATGTCATGTAACTGTTGTTTTGTTTCAATAAACTTTTTACGCTTTTCTGCCGACATAGCCTTAGAACCATCCATTTTCATAACTTTATCGGCATCTGTCCACTCCATACCACCAAGAAATACACAAATCTGTTGAACCTGCTCTTGATACAAAATAGTTCCGTAACTTTCTTTTGTATAATCGTAATATGGATATTTTTTTGCTTCTGAAATGTTTACCTTGTTTTGTGCATACTTTTCTGGTTGACCCGTCATTAAAGCACCCGGTCTGTTCATAGCATTAGCTGCAACAATATCATCAAAAGAATTACAACCTATTTCCACAAGCATATCTCTAACAGTTTTCTTATCAAACTGAAAAATACCTTGTGTATCACCTTTTGAAAATGCTTCAATGATTTTTTTATCTTTTACGGCGGTATCATAATTGACAACATCACCTGTCATTTCTCTTAATTCACCAATTTCTTCCATTGTGTTTAAGCCTAAAATATCAAACTTAATTACTCCAATGGTTTCAATATCGTTAAGGTCATAATTGGTATACATTTCATTTGTCTTACTGTCTATTTTAAGTGCTGTATAATCTAATATATCACCACCTGTAACAGCAACACCTGCTGCATGAGTACCAATATATCTTACTTTCATATAAAGTTTTGAGAAATGCAAGAAAATATCATCATACTTTTTGTTGTAATATTGTACTTCGCTATCTGCCAACAATTCATCTTCTGCTAACACTTCATCAGCATCAATGTATTTTTTACAAAGTTTTTTAATTTCAACAATCTCATTTACATTTATCTTTCTTTGTGCTTCTTCAACTTCTTTATCTATTGGAAGTCCACAAACCTTTGCAAGATCATTTATAAGATTATCTACACGATAAAGACCATAACTTGCAACTCTTGCAGTTTGACCGGGATATTTATTGATAATGTACTCAATAACTTCATGCCTACGGGCTGTTTCAAAGTCTACATCAATATCAAACAGAGCAGTTTTGTCTTTTCTCATAAATCTACGGAAGTCAAGGTTAAACAATAAACTATCAACTTCTGTAATACCACAAGCATAGGCTATAAGACAGTTACAGGCTGATCCTCGCCCACAACCAACCGTTATGCCTTGTTCTTTAGCCCAATTCACATAATCGGCTACAATAAGGAAATATGAAGAATAACCAAGGGTTGTTACAACATCATATTCCTGTTTTATTCTTTCGATATAAGGTTTAGTCCATTTACCACGTTTCTCTAAACCTTGCTTAATTAAACGCTTTAAATCTTTATCTGCATTATCAGAAATATTTGGTAAAATTTGCTGATAATCTGCAAACATATCTTCAACAACTTTATCTTCAATCTCTTTCAGATTTTTGATACATTGTTTACCAAACTTTTTGCATTGATCTACGTTTTTAAAATCTCCAACGTGCATTTTTACAAAACGTTCATATAACTCTTTATCTGTAGGCATATAACGCTCTTTATACGTTCTGGAAATTTCATCAACATTATGACCTGCTATTTCGTGCATTTTTAAGTATGTAGGTAAATCTTCTTTTCTTCCACGGTGACTATCAGATGTAAGAATACATTTAATATTTAACTCCTGCGAAAGTTCTATAAGTGCTATATTAACACATTCCTGCAAACTTTCTTCTGAAACTCTATATGGTTGCAATTCAATATAAAAATCATCACCAAATATCTGTTTCATTTTTTTAAGATATTTTCTTGCATTATCCATCTTCCCGGAAATAATACATTGAGAAGAATATGATGCAACACAAGCACTAGAACAAATAATACCCTCATGGTATTGTTCCAACAATTCAAAAGTCCAAATTGGATTGTAATACTTTTGCTTTTCACCTTCTGTTTGTAAAGCATTTATATTGTGATAACCTGTAGGGTTTTTTGCAAACAAGCATAAGTGATAACCTCTTGTTTGTTCTTTGTATTTAGGTAAAAAATAACCTTCTACACCAAGTACAGGTTTAATACCAACCTCTTTACAGGCTAAATAATGCTGAACAAGCCCATTTGTATTTCCATGATTAGAAATACCTAGTGCTGTATGACCTAATTCTTTTGCTAATTTTGCAAGGTCTTTAGGTTTATCAGCACCATCAAAGAAAGAATACATATCATGTCTATGAAGATCCATTTGCTTTTCCCTTTAACCACTTTGTATATCTACCAACTGCATTTTTCCTATAATCATAAAAGGTTGCCAATGCTTCATTTTTTTCTTTGCATTTCTGTGAATACCTTTGATATGCTTCACATGAACCATGACAACCAATATGCTGATCCTTACAATCTTTGCATGGTACTCTTTTATCGCTAAATTTAAAATCACTCATTATCAAACAACCTCAATTCACTCACAGGTACTACAGGTAACTCTATAAGATTAAAATACATTTCCTGCATCCTTCTTAAAGAATTATATGTAGACAACTTAGTTT